CGTTTGTGACCCTTGTCTGATTTCAAATAAATCATATGGCCAATCTCTACGTTCGATTTCTGCAATAACGCCATGTATTGAATATGGGTCATAACATATAGCTTGTACATCTAGGTTGTATTGATTGATGTAATCTTCAATGTAATTCAAAACTTGGTCTGTATTGATAATTCCACTTTGTAAATCGGTAATCGTACAATAACCGCTTTCTGCAAGTTGTCTATAATCGATAAAGTCCCTATCAATTTTTCCATCCAGTCCACCTTTAGTAGCCACAAACGAATGACTTGTCACATAATATTGCTGACTATCTTCATTAAGATGAATGAACGACACTGCGGTTAAGTCATCAGCACGCGACAAGTCTAGGCCGATATAAGTCTTAGACCCATGTATATCAAAATCTGTTTCATTCTTTTTCCAATCATTGAAATCTAAGTAAGATTCTGTACTTGCTTGTAACCAATAATTGAAGTTTTTAACAAGTACCTTGAACATAGATCCTTTTTTATTAGCTTCTGCTACGCGCTTTTCTAAATACTCTTCAATTTGCTCTTTCAAGTCATCTGACTCATTTATTAATGGATTGGACTTGGCCCATGTTGTTTTATCTTGCCATTCATCTTCCAAATCTTGTTCGTAGATAATCGCAAAGTATTCTGGATCGTCATAAACTTCAGCTAAGATATCTTTAGCGTAAGGCCATTCATTTGTGTACATTGGTGAATTCAAGTTAAAACCTGCGGTACTGATAATAAAGATGAGTGATTGATATAAGTTACCTTGACCTGATTGGATTAATTCGACCATTTCGTCTGTCTTAGCTGCATGGTATTCATCAATAACGGCTAGGAACGGTTCGAAACCATCGACTGCACTTGTATCACGTGACAATGGCATAACAAAAGAGTCATCACGCAAGTTATTAAGCAACTCGCGCACTTTTTTAACGTCTTTCTTTAATTCTGGTACTTTTGATACTAAATGCATAAGTTGTTTAGTTACCATGTTGAATACTACGCTTGCTTGTTTCTTGTCATTAGCTGCGCAAAATATCTGTCTGCCTTCTGCTGGTTCCCTATCGAATAAAAAAGAATAAAGTACAAGTCCACTTACTAAAAGTGACTTACCTCCTTTTCTTGACATTGAGATAAAAGCTTTTCTAAATCTCAGCATATCTCTGTCTTTCGTGAACCAACCTCTGACACTTGCGACAATGAACTTTTGAAACAATGTCAATTTGTGTATCTTACCTTTTGTATCAGGTAGTGTTTCCATGAATTTAATAACCTTTTTAGCACGTTTAGGTTTATAGATATAATTCCATTCAGAATTATCTATTGACTTGTGTATGTCTTTTAAATGACGAATACAGGCAAGTCTAGTATCCTTACATGTAATGTATGCACCGGATAGAACCATGACACAGTATTTGTATGCATCATCTCTTAAATCATTGGGTATATTTAGAAGCTTTTCATACGCTTTAGGTATTTTAACGTTAGTCATCTTCATC